AGTTAAACATTTTCCCGAGTTCGGCTAGTACGTTCGTCTTATCTGTGATTACGTTTGCGCCTTGCATAATTTATTCCTTTGCCTTGTGGTAAATCGCCGGGGTTTCCCCCGGTTTCTTTACAGGCTCTGACAGACGACGGTTATAATACCGCGAATACTTGTAGCGGTTCCGCCGGTTGCTTGTGCGTTGATAACGTCACCAGCTGCGAGAACCATGCGGGCCTTGTTCGCAACAAGCGCCCCAGCGCTCATGTGAGTTACCGCACCATCAGCCGCACAAGCGATTGCGGCTCCGATTGCATCGGTACCCTTGTAAACAGTGACAGCACCGTCGGTCTCTGTAGCGCAAGCCGTCACGATTACGTCGATAATCCGCATTGCGTAGGGAGCAGTAAAGACAGCAACCGCCGCCTCGCTGAACGCCGCAGCGCTTTTGTCAAGCGTAAACGCTACCACGCCTCCGGTCTGCCGTTCATTGATCTTCTGGAAAGCAGATACCCTTTCAAGCTCGGGATTGCTTCTGTCTAGTCTTTTGGCTTCTACAGCCGTTAACTGGTTCATGATTGCCTCCTTACAGGCTTTGAAAAAGGCGGGCCGTTAAGACCCGCCCTGTTGACTTAGCCCAGGATGAGGGCGACGTGCTCAGGCTGTACGACTTTGAAGCCGTATGCGAGGTGCATTTCCCATATCACCTGTCCGTACTGCGCGATCTCGAGCATCAGGTAGGAGTGACCGAACTTGTCGGAGATCACCATCTGCTTGATCGTGGGGTTGGCCGGAATGAGCGGTGGGCGCATGATTCCGACGACAGCCGAACGCTCGAACGCGAAGTTCGGGGTGTAGTTGGCGGTGAAGGTGATCGCCTTGTTATTGGTCGCGACAGCGCGGAGTCCAGGCCGGTTGATGTACAACGGGCCGTCGGTTGCGTCACCGCCGCAATCCTCCGAGACGACATACTGGTATCCACCGTGATCTGCGATGGTAAACACGTCACCGGCCTTGATCGAGGCAGTTCCGGTATCGGTCAACAGGGTGGTGGTTCCGGCTGCCTGGGCGGCGGTGGTTTCGGTCACGTAGTCCGCGGCTGCCCCGGAAGTGTGCTGGGAGATACCGGCGGAATCACGAAGCTGGAATCCAAACTGGGGCTTGTAAAGACCAGAGCGGCGTTCCTCATCAGAACCGGCGGCATACGCCTGCTGATAGATGCCGAGCTTCTGGAGCTTTGCTGCGGCTGCCGAGTTGATAACGAGCTGGGGATCGGAGAACGGACAACCGTTATCGCGGAGCACCTGCTTGACGTCGACGATGAGATCGAGGTCAGTAGCGAAAGGAGTAGTCCCGGCGGTTCCGACAGCGCGGGAAGCCCCGATCTTGATCGCGGCGGCGGCGTCTGCTTCGGCGAGATTGCGAAGCGAGCGCATGGACTGCTCGGCCCACTGGCGCACCCATTCCTGATAGTTGCCGCCGTTCTCAAGAGAGCGCATCTGCTCGCCGGTGAGTACCATCGGCTTGGTTTTCTTTGACTGAGTGATGGTTACCGATATGGCACCGGCGGTCTGATCGTTCCCTTCAGGGGAGACGTTCGTCGGAGTGAAGTCGATGGTTTCCTGGACGGGCGCGTACGGTACCTTTACCGAATCGCCCTTTGCTACGCCTTTGTCGTCCCAGGTTGCGTTGATCGCGTCAAGGATTCCTGCGGGTTCAGCTGATACGTTCTGCGCGGCGGAAAAAAGAACCGGCGCAAGAGCTGTCAAAGTAGTCGTGTTGGACATTTATTATCTCCTTAATCTGTTATCGTCCCGCCTGACGCCATGAATTCTGCGCGTTCTTTCGGGGCGAGCTTTTGAAAATCCGCGTTGGCCATGACCTTCTGGTCTTTACCGGCTCGCGGCCTCGGCTGTGCGCCTGCTTGTGCAAGTGCCTCTTTAATTGCCGCTTCTTTATCTGCTTCATGAGCGGCTTTCATCTTTTCAAAGAACGCCTTTATTGATTCAGCGCCCTTCACGATTTCC